AAACTTTTGTACTTCTTGATTTTTATTTCCTAGTTGTTTTGGTTTTTTAGGTTTATTTTTACCTTTTAAAGTAAACTCACCTTCTTGCTTAGCCTCTACGGCTGCTTGTTTTTCTGACATAATATAATATAATTAAATAATTAATACTAAACTTGAGGCTGTGTATTAGAAAGTAATTTACCTTCCATTTCAAAGTTTATTGGATTACTATCATTTTTTCTTTGAGCAATCATTTTACTTTGTTGAGTGCCTTCCATTTTTATTCTTTCGTCTTTACGATTTTCTCTTTGTTGTTCTCGTGTTGTTACTCCTTGTTCTTGTAAACGAGCTAACTCCATATCGTTTTTATGTTGTTGCATCATTTTTTGTTGATCAAGCTGTGCTTGTAACTGCATACGATCTTTTTCAAATTCGCTTTTTGCTTTTTCATATTCTACATTAGCACCAGATATAGCTTGTTGTTTTTGTACTTCAGCCATAGCTGTTTTTTCTGCAGCCGCAGCTTGAGCTTCACTTTGCGCAGCAATATTCGCTTGTTGATTAGCTTGATCTTGTTTAGCTTTTTCTTTACGCTTAACCTTAATCATTTGATTAGCTAATTTTAAATTTTTAATACTTCTTAAATCAATAGCATCTTCTACATCTATATTACCAGCTTGTAAAGCAACTTGAATATTTGCTTCTAATTGTTGTTTTTCTTCTTCATCTGGTTCTAATTCTAAGAATATACCAAAGTCATGTAAATTAAGATTAACAACTTCTTTTAATGTTTTAATATTATAAGTTGATATAGAGTTTTGTAATGATGATTTTGTTAACGGAAACTCTAAAGCATCTGCAACTTTTAAACTAACATTTTCTGCTAATTTAAGAGTTAAATATAAGCTAGACTGTGTGATATGTCTAGTTGCTACATTGGATGCATTAGCGGCTAGTTTCTGTAATCCTACGAGCGTATTACGATCTGGTAAACTACCGTCTCGAGCTTCATTTAGTCCAGTCACGTCTCTAATCATTTGTAAATAATATTGATACGTACTTATTAAGCTTTGTATTTTACCTTGACCAGTTGAAGCACTTAATTCCTGTATAGGTACTTTACCTGGATTCATATCACCTTCTTGCGTTAATGATCTACCAACAATACTACCCGTTTGAAAATACATATTTAATGCTTCAGCAGGATTATAATTAGTACCATTACCTAAATCTACTTCTGCTATTCCATCCATGTCTAAGTAAACACCATCTGGAACCATACGTGAAATAACTTGTTGTAGTTTTAAATGAGTAATTTGAATCATATCAGCAAAACCAGTACATTTGCTTACAAGAGACTCTATTCTACCTTTATAAATTCTTGGTGCAGATATAGCATAATTCATTTTAACCTTAGTTGTATCAGCGTAAGGTCTTGACATATTTTCTGCTAACTCCCATTTTAATAATGTATCTGTGCCTAAAACTTTAGCTCCACTGTATAATACTTCTATTGATCTACCAACTCTTTCAAACATATCACTTTCTGGTGGATTAAAAGTATCAGGTTTTTCAATAGCTTTAACTAATCCTTGATCTGTTTGTTTAATTTTAAAAACTTGATTATGATATGTTTTGTAATCAAAGTATAAAACTTGAACAGTATTAGAATCATAATCACCCCAACCTGTAATATAAGATCTATTACCAGGCATTGCTTGTATTCTTTTTAATTCTTCTTCAGATATATTTGGAAACTCTTTTTTAAGTTCAGGTATAGTAATCGCTTTTAATTCACCTACGTAATATATATCTTCAAAGTTGGGATCTTCTGTATAAGAATATACCATATAAGCTGGATCAACATAGTCTACAGTAATACCCTCTGCTGTATTAAAACTAGTTTTAGCAGCTGCAATACCACAAACTGTTAAATCCATGTTTAATCTACGTCTGATTAAATCATATTTATTTTGAGCAAATACACTAGATATTGCTTCTTCCTCTGCTATTTCTACACTTTGCTTGTAAGATAATTGCATGTGTAATTCTAATTCTTCAGGAGTTTCTGGTAATTTTCCTGCTTGAGACTGATATAAATCTAGACCTAAAGTTTGTTTTAAATTATCTAGGTATTCTTGAGACAACATATCTTCATAAATCTTAGAAGCATAAGCTGTTCTTTTCTTTATTGACTCTGGATCTTGAGCGTAAGCTTTAATATCATATGTTTTTGAAGATATACCATTAACTACTATATCTACAAATTTAGATAATATTGGAACTGGTTTCCAGTCTAAATTAAGATAAGATAAATCACCATTAATTGCTAATTCATCTTTATATTTTTGTATTGATTGCTCGCCTCTAGCATATGATCTTAACATGTGGAAATTATTCCAATTAGTTAAGTATCTATTACCACTAGTTCTTCCTTGGGAAAACCACTCTTGTTCAATAGCTTGAGCTACTTGGGAACCATATTCCCAGCTTGCTTTTTCTGCGTCACTTACTACTTGACTTGGAAAAGGACTATTGGTGTTAGTGTATATATTCATTTAACTTATTATTTTTGATGTAGCGCCTTTGTTATTGTATTTTTTAATACCTAAATCAACCGCTTTTAATTTTCTTTTAACAGATGGAGTGTATCTATGTTTATTACACGCCATTAACGCTAAACCAGAACTAATAGATGCATCATGTGTTGTTCTATTATTTATATTAAATTTAGCCCAGTCTTCTAATGTTCTTTGAAAATACATATCTCCATAACCTGTTTCTTTTAAACCTACAAAATGTTCTATATAGGTTTCAATTGCTGCAGCATGAGCTTGTTTTATATCTTCACTAGAATTAGGTATACCACCTATTTCTTTTTCTGTAACTGACAATTTGTTTCTTTTTTTATCAGGTCTGTTCATTGCAAAACCTCTATATCCTCGCTTTTTAAAATAATACAATAATCTAGGTTTATTATTTTCCGCAAGTATTGGCATACCATAAAAAACACAAGCCATAAGTACATCTTCAAAAAATATTTCAGCTGTTTGCGGTCTTGCTATGTATTCAAGAAAAAAATGATTAGGAGGTGCATTTTCCATACTAAACTTAGTTAGTCCATGTAAAGAACCGTTTGAACCTCTTTTATCTACAGTTCCTGATATATCATATGGATCGCAACCAAAAGCTCCCATATGTTCATTACCAGGATAATTTATACCATTTTTATTATATCTTCTATTTTGTATAGAATACTCAGGTATCCATGTAACAAAAAATCTACCGTTTTTGTTTGGCATAAATATAACTCTTGTATCTTGCTCTCCATTTTCCCACTGAAAATTACCTTGAGTTACATTTATACTATTTTTTACATCTTCATTAAAATCTATTTGTTCATATATTTTAGTAAGATTAAATAAAGATTCTTTAGACTCGTCTCTAAAAGCATGTTTGGTTGTTCTTGGGAACTGTCTATAAAATTCATTCAAACCATCTTGATCGTTTTTTAAACCTTCTACTTCGTTTTCCCAATATTCAATTACACCTTGTTTTATTTCAACTCCATGTGGATCTTTAATCGATTTTTTAGGCGTGTCGAATACAGGTAATCCATAAGAATCAATGTATCCTTCGTAGTTCCATTCCATAGGTATGAACAAACTATATAATCCTGAGCGAGTCTGTCCATTGCTGTTTCTTTGTGTGACATCTGAGTCATCATATAATTTTTTAAAGTTTCTACCACCTTTATCTAATGAGTTACTAGTTGAACCCATCATACATTTTCCAATAACTCTACTACCTAATCGTAACGTGGTTTTCGTAACCCTCCAGTTGTTGAGGATGTTGTTGGGCTTTTCCCATTTACCCGATTCGTCGTGAACGAGGAGTTTGAGTTTCTCACCGTCGTAGGAGTTATCACCGGTATTTTTCCAGTCGATGGTGGTGTCAAGTCCCTGTAATTCGTCCTGTAAGGTTTCATCGGCGGAGGCGGTGAGCTTACGACGGGTGTACTTGGTTGCGGGGACACGGTAGGCAAGCTCGGTCTTTGGACGGTCCATTCCGTCCTGGGTCGGCTTGAAAAAGAAGGGATAATTAACTGATATGGGTACCACCTTATCTGTGAACATCTTTTTTGCATCAGGACCGGACTTGGATAATATACCATACCTACTGTCACTTGATATGGTTGCCAGGTTAACCACCTCTCCTGAGGCCATGAAAGAAAACCCGGAACGCCTGTTCTTAAGGTAACACATCCCATAGGATCGTGGATCTGCCTTACAAGCTTCCCAGAAAATAAAGAATAATCTATTTGATTCTCTAAAGTCTGGTGCCCCAACGTCAATTTTACTCCACTGCAAGTACATGTAATGAGTCCCAGTAATATAAGTAGGAACGTCTTTGTTATAAAACCAAAAACCTTCTTCCCTAATTGTGAACTCGTTATCAATGTAATCATACCATCTTTCCTTAAAATCTTCTGGATATTGTTTAAAATCGTAAACACTTTTTATTTTACTTAGTACTTTAGGATATTCAAACTTAGTCCATTTTTTATTTTTAAACTTATGTGTATTTTTAGCTTTAGGTAAAGCTATTTTAAGATTTTGTATTTCATATATTTCACCTATTGTACCATCTTTACTAATAACAACCATATCATGTTGTTCATTATAACCATACTCCCATTTTTTATTTTTATTATATTTACTAAGAGTACTAGGTGTTATATAATTTTCTAATATTGTATATAGTTCTTGCTTGTACATTATTTAGACCTCCCTTCTGCAAAACCCTTAAAGATTGTTTTCTTTTTTTCTTCAACTTTTGGTTTATCTTCTAACATATTTTTTTCTTCTTCAATACGGTTAAGTATTTCAAATGCATCAAATATAGCTAGTTTTTTTGTAGCTGCAGCATTTTTAAGTCTATCTGCGGAAATATCAGGACCATAATCTATAATAGGTTCTTTAGCAACTTTGATTAACTCTTTTACTGCTACTTGCCCAGCTTGGATTATATTCTTCTTCGTTTCCTTTGTGCTCATATTTAATTACAATATCATTTGATTCCATACAATATAAACGTTTACCTTCTATTAAAAACTGCCAATTTCTATTTGGTTTAAAACCTACTAAATCTCCTTCGTTTATATTATTATTTTTTAAACTAGAATTACTATATTTTAGTATGCCTTTTAGTTTTTGTTCTTTATTAGTGGTTAAATCGCTTTTATCTTTTATTGGTTGAACAAAACATCTTTCATTAAAAGTATTCCAACCTTTTTTATTTTTATACAAATATATTTGATCTAAAGCCACAAAATATAAATTATCTTTAAACCAAGATCTACTAACTTTCTTTTTACCTTTCATGTTGTAAAAAGTTCTAAATACATTTTGATGTATTACAATAGTATCACCTTTTTTTATATCTGTTTTAAAAGCTAAAGGTGTTTCAATTACTTTAGCTAATCTATTTACAAAAGTCCATGATTCAATTTTAGTATTAACAATAAGCTTTTTATCACCTACTTTTATTTCATTATTGTATTTATCACCTAAAGGTTCTACAATAAAATCATATAAACTTTTCATTAATACTCTAAATCATATTCAACTGATATAGCCATGTTAGAATTAAATTTTTTCCATGGTAATACTTCATCAGCTTTCTTTATATAAATGTTATAAGAATTATCTGAAGGTTCAAACAGAATATGGGATATTTCATGACCGCCATAAACTTGTTGTCCTATAGAATAATGCATTGCATCATTTTTATAATCTGATCCAATACTTATCTTTCTAATATTATTATTCATCTTCTTTTTTCTCAATAGGTGTTATTTCACCTGTCTCTAAATTAATATTAACAGAACCGTATTCTTCTTCTAATTCTTTTTTAGTTTGTTCTATATCATTGCTAAGAACTTTAACTTCACTAGCAATGTTATGTTTTTGTATTTCAAGTACGCCTATATTGTTTAATAAACGTGACAATTTTTGTTGTTGATCAGTTATTTTTTTTAATTGATCATTTGTTATTTTTTTAACTTCCATTTTATTTTAATTTAATTTAATTAGTATATATATATTTAAATAGTTACCTTTATTATTGTATTTTTACAAGCTAAAGCATCAGCTCATTAAAAAAATTATCTTGGTTTAAAAACCAATGTAAGTTCTGATTCGCTTGTACTAGTACCAATACTACCAGTTTCTACACCAGAAATATTTATTATATCTCCAGCGCTTAAGTTATATGATAATCCAGATGAAAATTTACCTGGAGTTGTTCCATTATCAGCGTCATTTAAACTTATACCTATACTTCCTACTTGTGTATAATTTGATAATGTATTTGTGTTACCTGTAAGAGGGTTGTTCATTGTATATAAATATACTTCCCACACATCTCCTGGGTCTAATCCTGCTGTGGGTGTTAAGCTTATCCATTTAAAACCAGCTGCTACTAACGTACAGTCTATAGGTATAGTTAATACTGAAGAGTGGCTAGAAGCTGGTGAAGCCGATGCTCCAAACTCTAATGTGTCACCAAATATACCTGGATCTCCTCCAAACATATTTTTAAATGTACCTGTTACCATAAACGGACTAATCATAAGATCTTGTGGGGTAATTCTTTTATTATCTAATCCGTTATATCCTACTATGTGTGAAACATTTGCTGGATCTGTTTCTAGTGTAAATTGTGAAAATTTTAAATTTGCCATTATTTATTTATTTTAAGGACATGTTTGTTTTAATACAAAATCTCCGTTCTCTGTTAATACATCATCTCCAGTTTCTAGAAGTATAAAACAAGGTATTCCACCTCCACCTTTTCCAGGTGAATTAGGTATTGCTAAAACAGCATTTGCATTTCCTAATATTGTTGGTGCCATTAGTCTAAAGCTATAATATCAGTCGCAGTGGTACCTGTGTTTAACACTCTTATCACTTGTAACGGTATAAATGATGCATTTGCTATATTAACTAATGTAACTTCATCTTGTCCAGCTCCTGGAGTTAATACTACTACATCACCTGTTGTTCCTACAAAAAGACTGTAACCGTCGTATCCTTGTTTTAAATCACCACCGTTTCCTTTAAATATTTTATATGCATAAGGAGCAGCTGCAACTACAGCTGTTTTTAAAGTAATTACAGTGTCTGAATCTACTGATAATATTTCGTGTATTTCTGAACCTACATATACAACATCGCCGCCACTTATAAAGTTGCTTTTAAATGATGCTGTTGCATCAGTTAATGTTGTACCATTAGTAGAACTATTACCTCCTACCACACTTCCAGGTTTAGGTATATTAATGCTATCGCTGGGTATTACCCTTATCGCGCTTACTGGTTGATTACTTGCCATTTTTATTGTTTTTGTTTAAATATACTTGTTGCTTTTTCTGTTGTACGTCCGCCAAAATAGGCTAATACTACTGCCATCATTACTTTTTCAAATGTATCATTCCATGTTGAGTGTATATTGAAAGGTATTGTTTCAACGCTATCTAATATACCAGCAAATGAAAAAATAACTATACACCATATTAATATTAATGGACGTACGTTTTTAGACATCCATGAATCACTCATAGAGTCTGCCTGCCATCTTGATGTAATAGCTTCTATTTCTTTATTTTGTTGATCAAATATCAACTGCTGTAGTTTTATTTTATCTTCATTAGGCGCGTCAGATTTAGTTATTTCTGCAATAGCTTCTTGCGGTGAACTTACACCTTTTAATATATTGCCTAATGCAGGGTTTATTACAGACGTCGCGCCTAATAATAATTGACCTACTGTGGTGTCTTTAAATTTTTTATTACTCATGATTTTTTATATGCTTCTGCCTCCCATGGAAGATCTTTAGCGCCTTCTTTCATTTTTT